CTCTGGAGTTACCTTCCCTTCGTCAAGACTCCTTTCGAAGTCTTTTCCGAAGTTGGGTAGGGTTAGCGCTAAAAACGCATACCCTTCGTCTTCAACACGTCTCGTGACCGTTTGTATGTCACGAGTGGTGCAAGTGCCGCATACATCACCGCATTCTGCGATGACAACCGCTAAGAGAGCGATCAGGCTTTTCACGTTCCCTGCCTTAAGGTAGGTGGACGATCCCTAGCCATGATAGAGGTCATGTCTTATGACATGGCCACGCTTGTGGAGTGCTGTCAGCTCTCCCCACCCAAGAGTTGGGTGACCTTAGCTCCAGACGAAGCAGCGAGGTAGCCCGTGAGGGCATCCACGATGTACTTCTCTTCCGTGACCGAGAAACCGTTCTTCGGGACGTCAACCACGAGATAAACACTCATGGAACTGACGACATTCTGAGACGGGATCAGCGGGTCGGTGGAGGTCTTCGTCTGAATCAACCGGACCTCTCGACGAGTCCTACGTCCGTAGACGTGACTCACCTTGAGCTGGATCGACCCATCAGCAGCCTGAAAGCTGCCGGAGGAATCGCCAGCGCCAGTTCGCGGAAGCGAAGTGGCGACCGAGTTGATGGTGACAGACTGTGGGTCAGCGTAAGACATGGCAGTTCTCCTATTGGTGAATTGTTACCAGGTATCCTTATGGGACCTGGGTGCAGGTGAATCCTGCATTGTTTCCACCCGGTTTATGACCGGTAGTGGACAGAACCTTCGCCCCGGGTAAGTCCCAAAGCGGAGAGGATGGCCCATCGCTGGGGAGTTAAGCTCCCCAGGTCAACGCCAAAACCATAAGGCGTCGCACGTGTCCTCCTTTTCTCGGTCACTGTGATCGAGTCAGAGAACGTGCGCGGCCATGCGCTGTCCGCCATATAAGACGGACGTTGCATGCCGGATGAAGTGATATTGGTAACGGCCACGCAAGTGTGCATTACGTAACCATACTTCATCACGAGAGCGTCCTGGTGCAACGCGTTTACGTTCGAAATGAACGTGCCCGTATTGCTAAACCAGTCCGCTAACCAGGACCATGGTGTCAGTTCCCAGACGGTGGACGGGTTTATACTCGTCCCGAGCAGGTAATCAGCCAGCTCGCCCCAATACGCTAGCCTCTCCAGGTAATTATGACCCTGGTCGAGGTAATACGTGTAGGCGCCAGAAAAGGAACACGTGGTAGTTTTTAAGTAACTAATATCCACGTAGCCACCAAAACTGAACAGCTGCGGATACAACTCCGTATTGTTCGGACGAGAGAGGTAGGGACGTCCAGTCCCGCGCTGACTCTCGTACGGCTGTTCAGAAACGCGGTAAAGCGTGTGTCGTCGGTGCACGTTGGCTCCTGACTTCTTTTGGAAGT